CCGCCACACTCATTCCAAAGAATAAATGAGGCATAGGAATTGGCGTTACCATTGAGAATGGAATATGGTCGATCGCTTCGTTTTCCAATACATAGGCCTTGTTACCAGCCATTGTAATCTTGCGTAGTTCAGCGTATCCAGTCTTATGATAGTCAATGCGTGTATAGCATTCAATCATTTCAATCCAGTCGGTTGACTTGTCGATTGATTGAAACTCCATTGATGGATCGGATGTTTCGTATAGTTCTCTTGTTGTATGTTCTTGATTATAAAACGTGTTGGTGTAGGTAGGAAGTTTATTGACAACCTTCTTGGAAAAACCCATGTTCATGAGTTCGGTTCGAGTTTTAAATACTCGGTGCGCTATGAACTGGGCGTCCTGAATATTGGTTGCCCTTCGGGATACATAAATTTCTTCGGGAGGAACGGGAACAACTTTTATTTTTCCAATTTTTTTCTTGCGCTTAATCTTGACATCATAGATCAATTCTACGCCTACATCGGTTTGATTTTCTATTACGTCATGATTAAGAACATCAACCTCGTCATCAATCAATAATGATTGAAATTCTGTTTCAATTAATCCTTTGTATTCTTCTTCTTTTTCTTCAATTTCTTCGGAGTAGTAATGCTTGACAAAACCGTTCTTCTGCATCAACGCATCCTTGAACATGGTATACAGAATGAGAAAACCCGGATTGTCTTTCATAAAAATATAATTGACGTAGTCCGTGCATTGTTCCGCTATCGTTTGATCTTCAGGCCCTTTGGGCTCGAAGCGAACAATCTGCTCCCCTGCTGTGAATATGCGTAATAAAGATGGTAGGATTGATTCAATAACCTCTAGTACATCTTGTGATACAACTTGTGAACGTCCTTCAATTTCATTACCGTACGGCTCTCCCAGATAATATTTATAGGCGGTTCGTCTTTCTTGAGGGATCTTTCCCTCTAACCAACCTAATGAATTATCTAACTCTTGGCCAAGTAATGCAAGGATTTCAGAATCCCTCATTTTTGCCATAATTTATCTAAACTTTTCCCCAGTTTTTAGCGTGTGTTCTATCTGGATCAAATATTTTACCACGAGTTATATTTTTTGTTGTGTCCCAGTTTTTCGGTTCGCTTGGAACGGCTGTATATTTTCCTTTGTTATTTGGCTGCGCTGCCGCATCCAAACGATCTATTGTTGCATCATATCCAGCTACCCTGTATTCACTACGAACAGAACCGGGCCCAAAACTTAATCGGCCGTGATAAGGTTTCCCTCTTGAACTTCCCATTTTTTACTCCTTCCATTGAATAACGAGTGGTGCGCCATCGGCGCCCACTATTTCTTGTTGTGTCTTATCTCCATACACTTTCGGTACCAGCTTGCTTGCCGTCCAATGAGCATCGTGCATTAAGAGTTTAAGTGCATGTGTTTCTTCCAGTCCAACCGATCCCTTGTTTTTGGAACGATCATAGGTATCCAAACATTTCTTTCGATTGTCGGAAAGGATATACTCCACCCCTTCCTTTTTGGAGCGATTATACTCCTCATGAAATCCCTCTTTTTCCCGCAGCCATGTGCGGATTGTTTTCCAGCTTGGCATCTCCGCATCCGTAGTAATGGAGCGAATAGACTCACCGGTGGCCAATCGGTCGCATATTTCGGCTATTAATTCGGGGCTGTATTTAGTCGGCATGACCATTAGATAATTCCTATGTTTGGATATTTTATTTTACTTGAAAATTGTTTTGATTCATTGAGTCCCACAGCAAGATACCGGAAGGCATCGGCTGCATGGGAGGCCCATGAATGCTTGGGCTTGTTTTTCATTTGGCCCGTCTTGTCGTTGCGTTCCCATGAGTATTGGCGCAGGGCTTCGAGTCCTAGTTGGCATTTATCCCGATCAAACCAGCATCGAGGTAGAATCATGCGTGCCGCATTGATCCCGTCCTCAATCGAGAGTTTTGGTACAATCGTAAAATAGAGACCAAGATTACTCGCAATTTCATTCCGGCTTTTTCCAGATCCCAATTCCCTCACTTTAAGGTCATGGGGCCCGTAATGATCGCCGTATTTGTAATCCTTGCTTCCAAGATACTTGGCGTAGTGCTCCAGACTTTGACCGGAGTTCTCATAGTATTCAATCAGGTGGATGCGGTTGCCAACATTCTGTGCAAACCAAATGCTTGTAGCATCACCGATCCCTAAATCCCAGTAGGTATTCACCTCGTATTGCGTATCATACTCGATGTTCGTTATTTGTTCTTTATCTGTTATATCACTAATAGCACGGGTATAGATTCCTCCCAAGACACCAGCATCAAAAGAGCATTCAAACTCTTGTTCAAACTGCTCCGGCGACATTAGTTTCTTGGAGCCCTCTAGTTCTTCATCATCAATGATATTCGTTTCACTTGCCTTAAAAATGGCGGAATACCAGTCTTTTGAATTACGAGCATTATCGTATAAATCAAAGAAGGCATTATGTCCGGCTGGTGTGCCTATGGCGATCAGCCATCCTTTCCGGTCAGCTAATGCTGGCCGCAGCACTTCCCATATTGCCGGTGGCATCAAGGCAATCTCGTCTACCACAATTCCATCAAAGCGCATGCCACGCAAATTCTGGTAGGCGTCTGCTCCAAAGCATTGTATTCTTCTCTTGCCCGGCAGATCCACACGCAATTCCGTTTCATGATATTTCACATCCGGAATGGTTATGGTGTAATCCATCAGATAGCTCCATGCCGCTTGCTTGGCCATCCTATAGGTTGGCGCTATATAGCCATAACGTGGGCTATCAAGCGAATTGAGCATACATTTCTTAATCAATTCGTTGAGGACAAGACACGTCTTGCCAAATCTTCGGTGGGCGACTAGAACATTCCAGCGCTTTAGATTATCATGTATTATCTTTTGGTGAACTCTTGGTTTGTACGGTATCGTTACTTTCACGTCTATTCCTGTTTAATACACCCCAAATACTTGCCACATCTCTCTCCTTGACAACACCTCTGCCGCTTTCCCCATCGGTAGGCGCCACAGGTTCATCCAGTCCTAAAATGTGCTTGGCAAAATGATTCTTAAAGTTGCTGTACTTGGTGGTGCGTGGATTGACATTCTTCTTGCTAGGGACAACTTTTGGCTTGAATCGAGGAGTGCGTAGGCTTCTTGCTACGGGATTTGATTTTCTCATCTAGGCCCCACAGCTCGGACAATCATCGGGACATTTGCAGTCCGCCTGTGATTCCGCTCCGCATACCGTGCATTTTTCTTCCATTGTGTCCTCCTTATCGGGTTCAGGCTCCACCGTTTTGAGCCGGTGAAAACTGTTTACCTTTTGTGTTAATATTGTGTTAAATATGTTCATTTCCTGTGATACTCCAAATGAAATCCAATTAGATTATTCTGGAAATCCGCTAGAAATTTCGGATAATCCTCTGAAGGCATGTCAATGAAGCCCTTGAACTCCTTTGGGCCGTCCTTGATCTTGCGATAAATTTTGGTTCGGTGAAAGAGTTTCTTCAACCCTCCCTTGCCGATTTGACTCACCTCAAGAATATGTGTGTTGTTCTCTGGGTTCATGTAATCTCGATGGTTCGGGCCTTGCGGCTCTCGGGAACAATGCGCTCCAAAGATACCTTGAGCAAACCGTCCTTCAGTTCGGCTCCCTTAACCTCAACATCCTCTGCAATCGTAAAGGACTTGGAGAAGTACCTCTTGGCAATTCCCTTGTGAATGACCTCGTCCTTTGCTGCTCCCTTCTCATCCTTGACGGACTTGATGGTGAGGATCCCATCTGCATAATCCACCGCTATGTTCTTCTTGTTATATCCTGCAAGGGCAATTTCAATATTGTAGGTATAATCACCTGTTTTGCAGATATTGTACGGCGGGTAGGTTGGGACTGACCAATCATCATCGAACATCTTTTCAAAGTGGTTAAAGACGCTGTCGTACCCAATGGTTACTGGTCTGAGTTGGTTAAAGATAGATAATGCTTTATTCATTGTATACTCCTTTTAAAGCAAGTTTAATCCTGACATCCATTATGGCCTGTCAGGGCTATATAAATGGGGGTGGTAGTTATTGTATGACTCCCCATGAATAGTGGAAGGAAGGTCTGGGGGTGTCCGGCCTTCTCTATGGAATCACTTTAGAATCATTCTAAAATAGATTGTTCCGATAACTAAAGATTATAGGAAGTAAGTCATTAAAATACTTAATGATTCCGCTATTTTTATTATTATTAATGATTGTATTGATCTTATCTATTAATTTTATGATAATTAAGGGCCTTATATGCTCTTATGTGTTACTTTAAGCATAAAAGGGGTTAATTATACCCTTTAAACGCCTATTATAACGCCCTCAGTTGATTAATAATGGAATAGGTATCAAATTACCCTTAGATATTAAAAAAGGCCCTCAATAGTTAAATTAAAGGGCCTTAGTATGTTATAGTTCTTTAGTCTGAGATATGTGAAATACGTATACTTTCCTGTATTAAGGTTCGTCTAGCGCTTGGCCGTTTT